CAGGAATGTGTGCTTTGATTGAGCCTAATACTGCTCCTTTTCTAGTGGTAAAGTCTGGTAACTGTCTGGATAACTGTGTATGTGTTCCTTTCTGTGACCAAGCCAAAGACTTAAACTGTCTGTATGTGTAATCACTATAGTTATGAGTCAATGGTCCACCATTGTGTTTGTCTGTTCCTTTCAATAACCTTCTCAAAGATGCAAATGTGCAGTCTGGGTCAGGTGTGTCTTGAAAAGTGTGAGGACATGCTAGCAATGCTTGTGCTAATCCATCTAACTTTTCAATCATTAGAATATTACTTATTGGTATCGCTTTCATTATTTAAATCCGCTGTGGTAACCTCTCGGTAATATACTACCACATCTTTGAGTTCTGTAATGTATCTTTTCAACTCTTGCATATTGTATGCCATAACTTCATAGTCTGGCACAGTCATTGCAAGGAATACCAACTCTCCTTCTTGTTCTTCTATAACCTTAAATTGTTCCTGAAAGTTCTCAGGTGTAATAGTTAACCACCTAACTTCTTTTAGGTCTATCTCACGAGGCATGACAGGTTGAACTATCTGCCTTTCCATTGGTTTTGCTACTACTTCTACTTGTTTAGTTGGAATTAGGCTGCAACTGGAGCCCATCATCAAGGTCATCAACAATAACGCTGAGTTTCTCGATGTCTTCCATGATATGCTTTGTACCATTATTTATTTTCCTCTGCATGTCTACTGGGTCACCCATTATTTTTGCACTTAACTCGTAGTTTCTTATGAACTCCGAATACCTGTTAAGTTCTCTTTGGGCTGCCTGACTTTTCTTAGTCATGTCATTTAACTGCTGTGTTTGCAGTTTGAAATCATTAGTCATTGTATCTAATGCTTCTTGTTGGGTAGCGATTGCTCCCTCTAAAGCAATATTATTTGCTTTGAGTGTGATATTTTCTTGGTATAACCAATATCCACCTAAACTTAAAATCAAAATGATTCCTATTAAAAACTGATTCATAATTGTTCTATCCTGTAATTGAGTCCATCTGCTCCACGAATCTCTACTAGTTCGCCATCATCAGTTGTGAACTTCAAATACTTCTCTTGTTTCTTATGAAACTGCTTGACGATAAACTCTCTATCGTCTGCGTCTCCCCAAGTCTGATTATAACTGACTAACAGTTTATAACGAGGGAAGAGATAATACTTAATATTTAAGTATGTATCTATGATGAATTGTTTTACAACTCCCCATAGTTTTATAAAAAATTGTTTTACTCTTTCCATTCCTTGCCCATGAAAAGATTTGCTTCTGCTTGTCGTCTACGAGTAAGTCCTTCTAGAACTTTGCCACCTGCTTTATTCCATCTCATCATCTGTGCAGGTACTTCTTCATACTGACCAGCGTTTAATACTTTAAGCATTGTAGACGCATTTAGGTTTCCTCCACCTAAATTATATACCCAACTTACTAGGGCATCGAACTGGTCTTGATTGATTGGTGCTGTTACGCTGTTGTTGACATAACCTTCATACTCTTCCATTTCTACTTCGAGCATATGGTTTGCGTGTGATTCACTCCATTCATCTCCTGGCTGTACATCTTTGGTATGTCCATAACCTATTGTCCATACACCAGCAGGGCACTTGTATGCGTTAAGCACACAGCCTTCGAAGTGTTTAATTAATTCTAATCCATTGTTTGAAATCTTCATCTGTTTCTCCTGAAAGAAGTGGGGGAGCATTGCACTCCCACACCCCAACATAGTATATAGTCTATATAATAGGTTCAAGTGCTAAAAATATAAACCCTCCACAAAGACATAGCATCGTAATCGATACTAAGTTGTCGAGGTCATGCTGTCTGAACTCTACTTTATTAACTGTCATACTTTGTCTTAATTTTCTAACCAATGCGGTCATTATTCAATCTCCAATGTTTTCCTCTTAGAGTTTGGAGTTCTAGACAAAGCAATTGTTAATAGTCCATCTTGTAGATTTACTGTATCTACTTGTAAGTCGCCATTAAGAATAAATCTTCGTTCAAAAGACTTTAGACTTAATCCTTGATGAACAAAACGCTCATCTCCGACTAGTTTCTGTTCTTTTTTACCCTTTAACTGAAGTTCTTCGCCATCTATGATGACCTCCAGTTCATTTTTCTTCCAACCTGGCAGTGCAATCTCTATACGATAATTGCCTCCACTTTCGATTATGTTATATCTGGGATAACTACTTTCTGTATAAGTCGGTAGAAAATCCCTATCCATACCAAGCCAAAATTTACTAATATCAATCGTCATTTTTTATTTCCTCCAAATTACTCTTTACGATATAATTATACTTTGCCTTACGGTCAAAGCGCTTAAATAAGTTTTATTACTTATTTGATTATATTATAACAAATTTGGGGGATAAAGTCAAGAACTATTTTCAATCATCTAGTTCTATAATGCCTTTTTCCTGCAAATAATCGATGGTGTGTGATATGCCAAGATGTCTACCTGCTTGATAACTCATACTTACGGCAATAATTAAAAAAATTAAATATGCTAAATCGTTCTCGCTCATGCTATTTTCCTATATGTTTTATATCTTCCTTAGGGATAACTTGGTATGCTCCTTTGTTATATGCAGGTGCTACCGTGTATTGTTTGGAGGCTTCTACTTTCCAACTGTTGTCTACTGGTGGTTTATACTTACCAATAGGGGCAGATGGTATATTCGAAGTCTTACTCTGTTTGGAGACGGATACGGGATTTGAACCCGTGTTGCCACCGTGAAAGGGTGGTGTCCTGAGCCGACTAGACGAATCCGTCCTTCTTTTTCTTTTTATCTTGCGACCGTGTCGGTCATAATTTAAACTACCTTTAATAATCATACATATATTATAGCAAAATTTTTACCATCTGTCAAGAACTATTTAACACTACCTAAAAATAGTTCTTGACATCAGGTGAAAAATCGGATATAATATACATTATGAAAAAATTATTGATAAAAACAGGATTTTGGGTTTACGAATGTTGGTGTTTAGTTATGGACGCCAGATATAATCCATTAAAGTATATACCTAATCCAAGTCTACAAACTTACTTTATGTTAGTTTTATTTACTATGTGGTCTGTATACTTTGGCTTTTTTGCCACTTACTACATGGGTTGGTTAGGTTATAACACTATCACTAGTTTAATCGTGCACTTCGCAGTTTTAATACCACTTGCTATGACTTATGCAGTCTTTGAAGACGCAAAGCGTGATGGAAACAAATGGTATCTTGATGGACTGGAAGATAAAAGAAAAAGCAAACTGTTTCCAAGAAAACCAAACAAAGTCACATGGGATTTAGATAGGGAAGCATGAACGGACTAGGATACCCATTACTTATAGTAGGATTCATGGTGTCAACCATAGCATTTACCTACCAAAATCTAGAATACAAAGGATATGAAAGCACACACAACTGCTCTGGCGAATGTTATGAGAAGTATGTAGCAGAGTTTGGTACGCCAGCACAAATCGAACAACGAAAGCAAGCACTGAACGCTACTGATGAATTCTCCTCTATTCGAGGATTATGGGCAGGTTGTGCTGCATGTCACGGGCAACAAGGAGAAGGCGTAGGAGTTTTCCCTAAGTTAGCAGGACAGAACAAGGACTATATCATTGACCGACTAACTACTTACAAAAATAGAGGTCAAGTTGGAACTATGTCTAGCACTATGTGGGCACAAGCAGGTATGCTTTCAGAACAAGAAATACAACTTATAGGAGAGTTTATTGAGAAAGAATTATAAACATTGGTCAGATGCACAACTTCGATATCTGAAGAAATATTACAATCGTATACCAATCGAAGACATCGCCCAACAGGTAGAGAAAACTCCTGCAAACATACGCTCAAAAGTTTACTATATGAGAAAACGGGGGTGGACTTTCCATAATGCCTAGTATCGAATGTAGAACAATGCCGTTTGAAAAAGCACTTCGTATCTTCCGAAAGAAATGCGAGAAAGCGAATGTGGTCGGAGAAGTAAGAGAACGACAACACTATGAAAAGCCGACTTCCAAAAGGAAAAGAAAGAAGTCCATAGCAGTTAGGAAACAAAAAAAGTTGCACAATGAAATGATGCTTCCAACATTGAGACGACCTGCATGGCAAACACCGAAGGTCAAAAGCAAGCGTCGGAGATAAGACTACGACAAAATCAACTACCTACTGACAACTCTAAAAAATTTTATTATTTTCGACATGAGTTCCAACCCACAAAACCATACTGGTCAGAAAAATATTCCTTGCATTATGATAAAAAGTATGATAAAATATATCTATAAATTTTTATAGTAATCAAAACAAATCACCAACTAAACTCGCTTTCCTTAATTTGGGAATCGACTGTGTGAAGCGTAAGCGGGAACACAGGAGTCCCTAACCAAAGGAAAGATTAGAGTTTTAATTGTGTTAACATAATCAATATGTTGAAAGTCAAATAAAGACTTTAATTCTAAACACAACTAATATCCTCAATAACCAACTGAACTACAAATCCCTCTCAAATTACTGGAACTTCCTCCAATTCAAATTAAGTCATAAAATAAAAAACCCCACATAAAGTGAGGTAATTTATACGAGAGAGGTGAAAAGTTATCTCAATTTCTTCTCATTAGCAATAATTTTATCGATGTCTTCATCACTTAGCACTCTTACTAATTGAATGGGTAGTCGTATTCTTGTTGTTCCCAAGTCTAGTCTAGCAACCATTCCTCTTGCATCTTCAGCGATTCCTAACATCTTAGCATACTTTCCATGCTCACTAATTATCTTTAGTGTCTTTTCGCTCTCTACTATTCTGCAAAATCTCATATAACTCTCCTGATTTTCCTATCCACTCGGGTGTTTCTACCCACATATAATATCTACTACTAGAATGTCTAATCCTAGTTATCACACCCACTGGGGTTTTCATTCCTACATAATAATGAAAGTAATACAAAGGTCTTGGTCTTTCAAATTTAGGTCTAATTAACGATTGCATTTACTTTCTCCTCTAGTTTTTTAAGAGCCAACTTTGGACTTTTCTCTAACCCCGCTAGGGCTGTGACATCTATATCTAACTTGTCTGCTATGTTTTCCACTAGTTCTCTCTTTGTTATAGGTTTCTCTCCTGTTTTTGTTAAGTATTCGGTTTTCTTGTAGACTCCTTCCCTACTTAACTTACCAATAATCGATTTGATACTCTTATTCAACTCATCTGCCAATCTCTCGACTGTTTCTCTAGTTGGTGTCTCATTGTATTGGTTAATCATGAAGTCTACTTGTTCTTCAGTATAATTTACTGCCATAAATAGTTCTCCCATTTTTCAACTAATTCTTTTACTTTAAATACTGACACACCCCATTGGTCTGCAGCATACTCTATTGCTTCATCAGTTCCATACTGCTGTTCCCAACTGTAGAAATCTGATTCCATTTTATCTTCTTTACTACGATGCATTGTATTGACTCCACTTATCAACTAAGTCTTGACCGACTAGTTTCTTACCTAAGTAGACTATACCACCATCTGGCAGTCGTCTTTCTACTACTCCATCGTTATAAACTGTGTCAGTAACCTTACCATCTCTAGTATCATTCGGTCTGGTATCATACCACATCGAACTCAAACTATGAACATGAACTACTGCTACACCTTTTGCCCACTCTTCTGCAGCGAGCAAATCTCTTTGTTTTTGCACTTTATCGTCAAACTGTGTCATTAGTTGTTCTCCATAAACTGTTGAACTAAATCGTCCATACAATCACTAGGAACTACTACTACACCGTCTTCGCCTTTGTAGTCATTCCACCACTCAAAGTTATCGCCTTCATACTCTTTTCTTAGGAAAGGATATTCTTCTAACATTTGTTCAATTAACTCCTCTCCATCAGTTTCAATAGGGTCTCCAGCATATGCTGACCAACTACCATCTTCGTGTTGTTGACTACCTACATATACTTTACCTACAAAGTTTCTGAACTCATCTTCATAAGTCATACTAGCGTTTACCTCTGCATCAGAAACATTACTTAGGTATTCTACTAAATGTTCTACAAATGCTATTGGTGGACTCCATGCTGAATGTCCATACACAAAACCATCGTTTGCTTCTTCTACATCTATCCATTTTGCCCCAACATTATCACAATACCAACTATAACTATTCTCTAACCAACCATCTTTATCAAATGTCTTGTCTACTTCCTTGTAGAATGGTTGATGTTCCATCATGACCAACTCATTTACCATGTAAGTCTGGTCGCCTGAATAACTCCTTCTTTCTACTTTCTCAAATACAAATGCATCGTTAAAGCACTTTGTATCACAGTCTGTATCAATATGAAAATATACATGATTTGCCATTATATATC